GAACTTCTCGTCGCCGAAGTGCTCCTTGATGCGCGACTTCAGCGCACTGTGGTCGTTGCGCTCCTTCGTGAGCGCGCCCTGGACCCGGTCGAAGTCGGCCTGTGTCTTCATGCCGGTGACCTGGAGCACGAACTTACCGTCAGCGCCCTGGACGTACTCGCCCTTGAGCTCTTCGGGGAGGTCGTCGACGCTGTCGCGCACGGCGTCGAGGGCGAAGGCCCGGCTCGGCCCGGCGAAGAGCGCCGAGCAGGAGGCGAGCAGGAGGTGGCGGCGCAGGATCATTCTATTCCCTTCCTAGTTGTAGGCCCCCATCAGCCGCCTGGCTGAAGCTCGGACCTGCTTAAGTGTCATGGGACGGCTACCGTAGTCCACGAAGGCCCCGAGGTCAACAGGGCCCTTGCGGGTCTGAGCAGCGCGGGTGGCGCCGAGCAGCTCGAGCTTGACGGCCCACGGCTGCTTACGGATCCACGAGTCGTACACCTCGGGTTCCCAGACCGGCCCGCCGACCTGCTCCGGGAGCACGACGACCCGCATCGATCGGCAGTTCATGTGGAGCGGCGGGCGCGGCCCGTCCCCGATGGGGAACCGCTGCCCATTGAGTCCGCGGCAGAGGTTCGTCGTACGATCGTCCAGCACCGCCACGAACTGCTCCGTGGTCAGCGCGTGAGTGTTCGCAGCGAACACCGACATGCGGCCGAACGTCGCAATGTGTACGAGTCCCGAGCGCGTCAGGGTGTCGACGTGATTGCGGCTAGTCTGGGTCGCACCGTCAGCCCCCTTGGCCGGCGCGCTACCGACGACGCGACGCGCCACGGTGGCGGGGTCCTCGCCAGCTGCAACGCCGAGGTAGATCGCGTCGCGGATTCTGCGGGCCTCCGCAGCCTGGGCGTCGTCGATCCACTGCCGGATGGTGCGCCCGTGGAAGGGGGTTGCCACCGCCTGCGCTGCTACCATGCCAGCGGATGGCAGAATCAGCCCCAGCGCCGGCGCTAGGCCAGCGAGCAGCGAGTGCTGATCTTCGACCTCCGCTGTGCCGAAGGCCTGCATCTCGTTGACCACAGCATCCCGCCCGACCGCCCAGGCGGGTGAGCGCATCGCGTTGATGCGCGAGATCAGCTCGTCGAGCTTCCGAACCTGCGTCGGGTCGCGCAGGCCGGCGTCGGTGTAGAGCGAGTCGCGGACCATGCTCGCGACGGGGTGCTCGGTGTCGTTGAGCGCGCGGACCAACGACATCCTGACGTGCAGGCTGTAGCGGAGCAGGAGGATCTGGCGCACAATCTCGACGGCGACGAGCTGCTCGTTCAGGCTCCCCTGCCACTCGAGTTCGACGGGATCGGCCACGGGTTACGCCTGCGGCGGGGTCTGCTGTTGCTGCCCCGGGGCTGGAGGGTTGCCGCCGGCGGTCGTTCCCGGGGGAGGCGCCTCGGCTGCCTCGTCCTCGAGCAGCTTCTTCTCCGCTTCGAAGTCGAGCTCGGTGAGCCCGCCCTGCGCCATGAGCTTGTGGATGCTTTCCTTGCTGAGAGGCGCCCCTGCAACCTTCGCTGCCATCAGCTTGGCGAGGTTCTCGCCGGTCATCTGGAAGTCGGCGAACTCTAGGTTCGGGGTGACCTTCACCTTCTCGGGATCGGCCCCCATCCACACAGCAGCGACCCTTAGCAGCCACTCGAGCGCCGCAGCGCCGGTCTTCGCGATCTGGTTGAGCGATGCTGTGCGCGCTGCCACCCGAGTCTTGAGCGCTTCGCCGCTCTCCGCTGTCGCTGCGTTGTCGCTGCTGAGTGCGCCGGCCTTCGCCTCCGCCCTCTCGCGATCCGCCTTCAGGGCCTCGCGCTGCTCTGACAAGCCGTCGGCGCTGACCCCCGCGTACTTTGCGTCGGCTCCCGTCCCGGCTTCGAGATGGATCATGCTGCCGGCTCCGGTCCGCAGGGGACTGTCGTCGGCAGCCGCTGCGAGCTCGTTTGGATCGGACTTGTGCTTGAGGTCGCCGATCACGACGAGCGTGTCCTGACCCTGCATGAACAGGTTCTGACGGTAGTCAGCCTCGCCACGGTAGATCGTGAGGCAGGCGTTGGCGAGGCCCAACAGCGGCGGGTCGTCTGGCGTCGAGATGATGTCGTTCGTGTTGACGAACACGAACGGGATCTCGTTCAACATCTCGCCGCGCAGCTTGGGCTCTTCCATGTCACTCTCGACGAACGTGGCTGCCCCGCCAGACGCTTCGAAGACGCCCTGACGGTACTTGCCGTACGTGACCGTCCCATCCTCGCGCACCGTGAACGGCAGCTCGAGGACACGGTGCTTCGTTTGGTTCTTCCAGTCGAACCCCTCGCGGACGAAGCCAGACTCGTCGAGGACGACCATGTTGAGTGCAGCGGTGCCCTCGTTGCCCTCGCCATCGTCCCAATTGATGCAAGCCTCCGCAACGTAGAGGGCGATGTACGGGAGCGGCTTGGCCGGGTCGGGGTTCTTCGGCAGGTCCAGCAGGAGCCCGAGGCGCCCCGTGACGAGCTGCTCGACGTTGATGCGCCGGAGGAGCAGCTCCATGGACTCGCCGTAGGTCGTGATCTTGTCGCGCAACGCTTCCATCTGCTCGGGGAGCTCGATCACCGCCGGTTGGCTGTGGAGCAGCCCGACGAACACCTCGACCGCGTCCTTGACATAGTCTGGCAGGACCGCCCGGAGCCGATAGGCGTCGTACGCCTCCTGACCGAGATTGATCCCCGTCGTGGCCGTCCCATACCCGTCGAGCCGCATCCCCTTCGTCGGGGGCAGGTACTTCTCGCCCTGGCTCTTGACGTGCCGCTCCCCGCGATACACGTCGCGCATCTTGTCCCAATCGGGGCGCATGTCTGCGTAGAGGGGGTGCACCGAGTCGAGCGCCATCGTGTTGTCCCTGTCCTTTGCTGGCGGGAGGTGCGTTAGCACGCGGCCTCCGAAACGTCCAGCCTGCCCTGCTAGTAGTTCCCGCCGACCGTCTGGCCAGCCCCGCCCTTGCTCTTGCCGACGGGCCAGTGCCAGTCAACGAAGTAACCGATCGCTGTGGTGATATGCTGGAACGGGTTCTTCTGATCCTCCTGATAGGTGCTCCCCTTCTGGAGCTGCACCGTCGCCAGGCCCTTGTGGCACCATTGCGCCGCGACGGGGTTGACGAACAGCGTCGTGTCGCCCTTCGCGTTCAGCACCTTGGCGCGCACTGCGTTCTGGCGGTCGCGGATGGACGGCGCGGCTGCCCGTACCCGACGCTCGAAGCGCCAGCCGTGCAGCCGCAGCACGTCCTCGATTTCGGTATAGTCGGACTTGTGACCGTGCTTCTCACCCGCCCGACCAGCCGGGTCGCCGTAGATGAAGACGACCTTGTTCTGGTGATGCTTAAACCGTTCGACGAACTCCATCGCCGACTGGAGGCTAATGGCGGACTCGAGCACGATCTCGTCGACTAACCACACCTTGCCGCCCTCGATTACGGCGATGGCGCTGCTCAGGGGCGTGAAGTTCTGGTCGTGCATCCAGTGGATGGCGTCCGTCGGTTTCAGGGTGCGGTCGGTCCAGTTGCGGCCCGTGACGCTGCCGTCGTAGTCATCGTAGATGCGGCCGGTAGCGGTCTCGAAGCTGGCCTCGTACTCCTGGAGGTACTGGCGCCGGCTCATGGTGCGCTGCGCCTGCTCGATCACGTCGGGCGGGAGGATCTCGGAGCTCTTCCAGTGGTAGTAGCCCCACTGAGGGTCGCCGCTGGTCCTGGCGTACTCCGCCATGTCGTAGAAGTGATTGAGCCCCTCCGGCACGCCGAAGAACCAGCACCAGGCGCGGTAGAACGGCCGCAGGGGGTTCACGGTGTTGAGCGCCGGCATGATGTTCTCTTGCACGGCCTCGGGCTTGACGTCCGCGATCTCGTCCACGCCACCGCCCGTCCACTCGATGCCCTCGATGCGCTGCGGCTGGTCCAATCCGAGGACGTGAATCTCCGTCCCGTTCGGCAGGTAGATGATCAGGTTCGACTCGCTGGGGCGGCGGGGGTGCGCGGCGCTGAAGGTGAGCGCCTTAAGGTCGTCCCAGAAGATCTTCTTCGCCTGATTGAAGGTCGGCGCCGCTGCGAAGTACCGCTCGTTCGGGAGCCACATTGCCGTCTTCGAGAGGAAGCGCTTGAACCGCTCGGTCTTGCCGCTGCGTCGCCCCGCGGGCACGACGGGGAAGCGGACGCCGTTGTCGACCGCGCTGACGAGCTTCAGCTGCTCGGGATGGTCCTTGAGCTCGTACCATCGCTGCGCCTGGCGCTCTAGGACGTGCCTGCTCACGCAGGCAACCGCTGGGCCAGGTCCTTGAACACCTCGACGAGTGCTTCAGCGCCGTCGGTGGCGCCGTCGGGCTTGCTCCAGCCCTTCATGGCGTTGTACTCGCGGATGGCGGACACGCGGGCGGTATCGCTCCCGCACTGGGCAATGCGGAGCAACTCGTTCTCGAGCAGCACCCGCGCCTCGTCGTCAGCGATCTTCTGGGTCCGCGTCATGTGCTGGATCTTCCGCTGGACGTACCCGCACTCGAACAAGCGGCGCGCCCACTCGACCGCGAAGGTGGCCTGGAAACCGATCCGGATCGCAGCCTGATAGGCGTTGAAGTCCTTGAGGTACTCCGCGACGAAGTGGTCGCGCAGGAGTCGTTCCTGCTCGGTGAGCGGCTGTTCTAGCTGGCGGGCGTCGAGCATCTCAGCAACTCAGTGACCTGCGATCCCCAGCGGACCGATTGTCTCCGAGTATATGGGGTCGAGATTGCATCACGCAAGCGTATCTTACCTCGGGCCGCAGTAGCCGTCCGGCAGCTCGAGGCCTAGCTCACGCGCCCAGGAGCACACTCGGGCGAGGCGGTCGTGGTGAGCGCGACCCCAGGCCAGCGTGTCGTTCCACCACGCGCGCTCGGCCTGCTCGCCCGCAGCGCCTGGCTGCAAGGCGGCCTCCGGGTACGCGGGCTCAGGGTCGACCTTCAGATCTGCTACAGGCGGGAATGCGAGACGTGTCTCGACCCTGTTGCCGCAGGATGACGCAGCCACGCACAGCGCGCTGGCGGTCAGGATCTTGAGTAGCTTCGAGCGCATCGTTGATCTCCCTTCGTTCACGTTCGGCCCGCACTTCGTCTGCGACGCGGGTGGCCGATGAGTTCTCGTTGGCGTCCCCGACCTTGCCCTGTACCTCCACCTCGCGCTCGAGCTGGTCAACGACTTCACCCCTCTTGCCGTCGCTGCGACCCACGAGGTAGATCGTCAGCGCGGCCAGTAGGAGGGCGAGCGCGATGCCGCCGAAGAAGACGAGCTTGGCGCCGGTCTTGCCGAACCTCGTGACCAGGAATGCGGGGATCATGATGCCCTCCTAGCGCAGCGCGTCTGCGAATTTGATGTGATAGCCGAAGCCTCGGAACCCCTCGCCGTTGTACTCGCGCACGAACGGGATGCAACTGTCGGGATCGCCTGCCCTGCACCGCCCGAGCTCGTCGGCAAGGTTGTTCGTCTTGATGAACCTGACGTAGCTGTCGAGGTGAGCAGCCTCGCTGGTCGCGAGCTCCACAGCCATTGCGCGCGCTGACTGATAGCCGAGTGCCACAGCGTTCTCGCCGAGCACCTGAAACGCCCCCCACGAGCACGCTTCGAAGGCTGCCTCGGGGTCCAGCGCGTAGGCGAGCTCCAACTTGCCGTACTGCGCCCCGAACGAGCCGTACCCGCCGGCGCCGTACCCCCTGAGCGCCGACAGGTTCGGATGGCTCGCGTTGAACTTGCCCTTCGGATTCGTGTTCCGGCTGAAGACGTGTCGCTCGTACAGAATGGACGGCCGGCCCTGATCATCGAACGCACCTCGCGGCGCTTCGACCTTCTTGCTCGCCCTCATGTGCTTCGGCGTCACCCCGTGGCCGAGCTCGTCAGCCGCGCGCTGGAAGTCAGCATCCGTCAGCGCCTCAGCCCGCGCGTTCGTGATGAGGAGCAGCATCTTGTCCCAGCTGAGCCCGTCGAGGGTGACGGACGGTGTGCGGGGCGGTGTGACCACAGGTGTCGGCGCGGCGGGCATAATGAGCGCCAGCGACTCGTTGATCCCTCGATCGAGAGTGTCGACCTTCTCCTGAGTGTTGAACTTCACTCCGAGCGCTTTGGCGGCGTTGAAGATGGGGCGGCGCTGCTCAGGGGTCAGCTGGATCATGGTGCGAGGTCCACTTCAAGGGAAGGCTGCGTCACGTCGGTTCCGGCAGGTGTCTTCGGTCCCTGCGGAGGTGCCGCTGGGATGGTGCCGGTCTGTTCGGTGACCTTGGCGGACGCGACTGCCTTGTCCTTCCAGGCAATGGCGCCAGCGGTGCCGCCCGCGATGACCGCGAGCCCACCGGGGAACGCCAGACAGTAGGCGGTGATGTCGAATTCCTTGCCAAGGTAGAACACCTCGTAGCCTACGAAGATGTTGGCGCAGATGACGTATGCTACCCCGCCGAAGAACCCGACCAGCCGGTTGAGCTCGAACTCGCCGCCGATCCCTTTGAGAGCGTTGGCCAGGCCACCGAAGTTCATAGCTCTGCGTCCCTCTCATCCTGTTCGCGGAGCTCCTGTTCGGCCATCTCGACCGCGAGGATCTCCGCCTTGTGGATCTCCGCCGCCTCCAGTCGCTCGGTGTCGCGCTGCAAGGCCCTCGCTTCGCGCGCCTGGCGGGCCGCCTCTGGTGCCTTCTCCGGGCTCACCTCCAGGATGCGCAGGAGCGCGTCGAGATTGGCATCCGCATTGACGAACTTGTGGCGGTCAAGCGCCCGCTGGGCAGCGTGCCTCGCCTCAAGCCGTGCAGTCTGGATGAAGTGCAGCTTTCGCTCAAGGTGGAGCTGCTTCTCCACCTTGTCGAGCCTTGTGGTGACCGTCTTGACTGTGTTCTGCAAGTTGGTGATGAGTTGCTGAGTCTCGTCACTAGCCTGCTTGCGCCACGGGCCGACCTGCCTGATCAGCAGCGCCATGAGCGCGAGGAACGAACCTCCCGTGAAGAATGAGGTCCAGGTGAACGAGGAGCTTACGATCTCAGCGGGGAGGGACACTCGGCGAGCTCCGTACAGGTGGAACGTGCCACATGGCCCCGTTGATGGGTGCACCCTCTAACATGCTGAATCAAAGTCCGGCAAGGGGTTCGCTGCGCGCCACGTAGCAGCGCGCAGCTCTTTTGCCCCTACGCTGGGGCTGGCGGCTCCGATTCAGCCCCTGTAGCCGGCTTGTTTCCGAGGCCCAGCTCGCAGGCTCTTGCGAGCAGCGGCGCGAGGGCGCACGCCTCCCGCATCACTTGCGACGCCATGCCGGGGTTGCCCACGACCTTCTCGATCGCTGCCTGGAGAGCGGACGCCTCGGTCGTGTACACGTCGGTTCCGAGCTGAAACGTCTCGACCTTCTTGTAGGGCAGTTCCATTATTCCTTCTCCCCCTGGATGACGCTCAGCGCGTAGTCGAAGTCTGCGCGGGTCACCGCGCGCTTCTCCTTGCGAGCGATGGCGGCAGCCATCCGCTGGGCGGCCTTGCTGTCCTTCTGCTCCTCGGTCTCGAGCTCGATGAAGTACAGCTCGTCCATGGCGCGGGTGCCGGCGACGTAGCAGAGGTTGATCTCCTGCTGGCGCTGGTGATCCTTGCGGACCCAGCGCGCCGGGCACTCGCTGCGCTCCAGCCAGAAGACGCGCGGCGCCTCCAGCCCCTTCGACTTGTGGATGGTGCACAGCGTCACCGCCGTCGCCTTGTCCTTGAACAGGTAGTCGATGCCAGCCTCGAGGTCAGCGATGGTGCGCCGGTCCTCTAGCAGCTCGTCGCACATGAACAGGATGACGCCGACCTTGTCGCTGACCGCCTCCGCCTTGGCCTCGTCCTCTTCCTTGCGGGCTTGCTCTAACTCGCGGTCGAGGTACGCGTTGAGCGCCTCCTTCAGCTGGTCGACGGTGCTGACGTTCATCTTCTTGATGAGCGCCTTCATCCCCTCGCCGATGTCCTTGCCGAGCACCTGGACAGGGATGCCTGCGCGGATGAAGCGCAGGGCAGCGGTCACGAGCGGCGCGGTCTTGCGGCACACGACGAGGTCGCTGGGCAGGAAGTCAGTCGGGTTCCAGTCGACGCCCAAGTCCTTGACCACACCCTCCGGCGCGCCCTCGCGGGGTTCAATGTGGCTCACCCACTGTTGGACGTACTCAACAATCTTGCTCGCACAGCGGTAGGTGATGCTCAGCGGCAGCTCGACGCAGTCGAACTCCTTGGCGATCAGCCCCAGCGCGTCGCTGTCGGCGCCGCGGAAGCCGTAGATGGCCTGCGCCGGGTCGCCCACCGCCACCAGCCGCCCGCCCGGCTTCAGGATCTTGTGCAGGATGGCGCGCTGGATCGGGTTCGTGTCCTGCGCCTCGTCAACAAACACCGTGTCGAACTGCGGCAGGCGGATGCCGTCGCGGACGGCGCGGTACAGCATGTCGTCGAAGTCGACGCGCGGGTCAGCGCAGCACAAGTCGAACAGCTGGCGGGCGTACCCGATGGCGTCTCCGAATTCCGCCCGGTCGCTCTCGGGCTCGATATCGTGGTAGGCCGCGAGCGCGATGAACTCCTCCGCCGTATCAGGCAGCATCCCGTCGATCCCAATGCCCATGCCGCGCGCGAGACCGACCAGCCGCTTCGCAAACGCGCCGTACAGCTTGCGCTCGTCGAACGACCAGTTCTCCATCGTGAGCTTGTGCAACTTGTCGAACGACGGGTCGCGCTGCTGGTAGAAGCGCATCACCGCGCTGAAGACTAGCGAGTGGAAGGTGCGGGCGTTGACGCCGCGGGCCTTCAGCTCCTCGGCGATCGCCTTGTTGAACGCGAGGAAGATGGACTCGCCCCGCGCCAGCTTCATGGCCTCGATGATCGTGGTCGACTTGCCGGACCCCGCGACCGCCACCACAATGGCGTTGCGGCTCGACGTGCTCATGTGGCTGAAGACCGCCTGCTGGTAGGGCGACCACTTGCGCCCGGTGTCGATCGGCTGGTCCTGGATGTCGTCAGCGGGGACGCCGGCCGGCTTCACCTTGCTGGCGTCGAAGTTCAAGTCACTCATTTTCCTACCTCCTAAGATGTGCTCTGTGCACCGTTACCCGCTAGGGCAACTCTGCATCAGATGCAACGACTATTTCGCCGTCGTTCGCGGAGGATCCGACCCGTCTGACTGCGGATGCGCGCAAGGCGCTGCCCCTCCTGCCACGCGGCGATGTGCTGGAAGTGATAACCCTCGAAGTAACTCAGCTCTGCGTACATGGTGCATCTCCTTCTGGATGCACCCGTACCGCCGCCGAGTTAAGGAAGGACTAACGAGGCCGGCTGAGCTCCGTGAGCTCGTCGGTCGCCCGCTGGATCGCCTCCTGATTGTCGAGCAGCGAGTCGAGGATCGTGTGCAGCTCGTCGCGCCGCTGGCGCATCTCCTGCTCGTCCCTGTTCAGGCAGGCGGCGATGTGGAGCGAGAAGTGGGCCCCGTACCTGTTCTGGATGCCCTGGGCAACCCTTGCGAGGCGCTCGAGCTCCCGCACGACCTGCACGGCGTTGCGCGTGGTCATCCGCCGCTCTCTGGCACCGGGCACAGCTCAATGAGCAGATAGTTGCCGCGCGGGTCGTTGACGCCCTTGAGCTGACTGATGCGGTACTCGGGCGCCCCCTGGATCGTCCCGATGCGGACCCGGACGTCGTGGTGCGGCGTGCACCCCTGCGACGCAGCCGCTGCGAGGTGGTCGATGAGCTCGCCTGCCTTCGTGATCATTGTTCAGAACTCCTGTGGCTTGTATCTCTGAGCTGTTCGGGCCATCCCCGACCCTTCAGGATAGTAGGAAAGCGGATGCGACCACGGATCCAGAGACTGTACGACGGTCCTCGCAGAAGCCTGGAAATACGGTGGATGCAGGTGTTCCGCACGATACCAATCATGCCGGGACGCCAAATTCGATTCTGCGGCCCATGATAGAACTGCTCGGCGTAGCCGCCCCAGAGGATAATTCGAATAGCTATCCTTGCAGGATGACTGTGAAACTGATTTGGCAGGTCGGCCCGGTGGATTTTATGAAGGTCAATCCGACGACCGCGAAAATACACGAGATACTTGATCGACAGCACTGGCTCGCCGTCCTCCTCGTTGCGAACTATCCGGTCCCACTTCACGACTTAATCTCCCAGCCCTGCTCCAGCCGGCCGCGGACCCATTCCGCGAACCAGACCTTGAACGTGTCGACGTCGAAGTCTGCGACGATCATCTTCTGGCGTGACCACGTTCCCGGTTCGGCGCCGGGCAGCGGGAGCCACGCATAGGTTCTGACCCGCCACGGTTTACGGCTCTGGCGCCATATCAACAAGGGGAGCTCGTTGTTCCGCTGCGCTGCGGCGACGCACTGCTTCCACCACGTCTCGACGCTCAGCTGCTCCTGGCGCTTGACCTCCACGGCGATGCCGAAGACGTTGGTGAGGTCGCAGCCGCCAACCGCGCTCTGGTTCTGGTTCCGCTGGACGCACTTCGTCGAAGCCTCCACCTGATCCGGCGGGTAGCCCATGGCGGTTGCGACCTCCACGATGATCGCGTTGAGGATCTTGGCAACCTCCCGCTCCCCCTCAGCACCCTTCTGACGGATGTTGATCACAGGCGGCACTCCCGCCGGATGCGTCCGCGGAGGTCGTACTGCGCCCAGTAGGTCGCGTGACCGCTTGCGATCTGGGCGCAGTTGAGGTTGATCCCGTCCGCGTAGACGACCGAGTCCCAGCGGCCCCACGCGCCGACTCGCACCTTCTCCACCCGCAACACCCTGCCCCGCGTGAGCGCCCGCAGGTGCTCGGCGCTGCCGGCTGCGCGGCGGTTGTCGCAGACGTAGGCGGGGTCGCGGCGCCTGCACCCTGCCGCGCTGGTCTTGTCGGGGGCCTGGATCGCGAGCAGGCGGATGCGCTCCTCGCCACAGCGGATCGTGTCGCCGTCGGTGACGGTGCAGCCGGTCAGGGCTGCGGCAGCGAGGAGCACAAACATCAGGACAACGCCTTGATGTCTTCAGGCGGGTTATAATCGGACCAAGCCGCATCGACCTCGGGGGCCCCCAAATGTGAAAAGGGGTTCTCGCGATTGACGTAGTTGATGCCAAACTTACCCGCTGCGAACCCCGCTCGAAATGCGTGCTTGCCGATGGCCAACGCAGCGTCGGGCGTGCCGTCGCCTACCTTGGACGCCTCGAGCTGCGTGACGACCTCCGACGCGACGATCGTGTCGTCGCCCTTGCCTGGGTTGAGGACGTGGTCGGAGAACCTGCCCTGGACGAGCAGGCTGCGGATCAGCTGCGCCGCCTGGATGTTGAGCGGCGGCTTCACGGGCGGGGGTCCACGCCGGCGAACAGGCCGTTGCGCCACTTGCCGTCGTTCTCCTCGCGCCAGGCCTCCATGCGGTCGGCGCACTCGAACGCCTCGTCGACCATCGCCATGTCGGTCTCGGGCTTGAGGCCCATGCTAATGTCCGCCTTGCGCCGCGTCGCCCAGTCGCGGACCCGCGTCGGTGCCTGCTGATCGCGAGCGAGCAGGACGAACATCGGCTCGTCGTCCATCGCCTTCGCGAAGCAGCCGTTGATCATCTCGTTTGCTTTGGTACCCATCACTCACTCCTCAGTTGGGGCGTCTGTCGCCCTGTTCGTACCTCTCGCGCTGGTCGAGGCTGTTGTGGCCCCAGAGCAGCGGGTCGTCCTCGTCCTGGACCGGGTTGCACCAGCACGTCGGATCGAGCTGGTGATGTCGCAGGTCGCAGTTCGGGACGACGTGCATGTGCATGACGCGGCCCTCGTACGTGATCGGACCGACTACAGCCCACCCCGTGTCTGAGGTGGGCTCGTCGAACATGATCGGACAGGGTCCTGGCGGTTCATCGCTCATAACAGCACCCTAAGCGTAACCGTTGCTCCATCGCAAGCCCTACTTGGGCAGGTCGCGCACCGCCGTTGATACGTCGATCCGTGCCTCGCCATTCGCGAAGGCAGTCATCGACTCCGGGATGCTGCTGATCAGCTCCTCGATGTCCTCGTTGCGGTGCACGTCCCAGGCCATGAAGCCGAACAAGCCACCCCGTTCGAGCAGCGGGCGACAGGTGCCGTCCCAAGAGACCTGTCGCTCACGACGCACTTCGAGCGCTCCGTGCGGCGACCGCCCGTCGATGTGGTACACCGTGCCGACCTCCAGCCTGAAGATCCCATCGTGCGTGACCAGCCGCAGGCGCGGCTCGTTCACGAGCACGACGCCGATCACCCTGAAGCCCTTGCGGGTCTTGTCGGTGTGGATCCCGAGCTGCCCGTCGATTGACCACACGTCCTCGGCCAGCTGCTTCAGGTCGAACCCGGTCTGGTCCACGCCCTGCCGGTTCTCCTTGGGCGGGTCGGAGTGGAGCACCCTGACCCTCGCTGCGGCCGCAGCGATCCAGTCGCTGTCAGCTGTGAACTTCCGGACGATGGTCGGTGCGTCGATTAGCTTCACGATGTCCTCCTAGTGTATGATGAACGCCACGTCCTTGTCGCCAGACCAGCAGGCCCCGCACTTACCGCACCCGTCAACCCGCCCGGTCTGCTCCGGGCACACGAACGCAGTGGCAGGCCTGTCGGCCTCGTTCAGAATGCTGACGGTGCTATCCCTGCCGTAGTCGGCGTCGGACCAGCGGATCGCGAAGCGCCTGCCGAACGCCCGCTTCGTGTCCTGGATCTCAGCTCCTACGGCATCCGACTGACGGCGGGCGGTGTACCCGAAGATCGCGAGTCGGTCGTACCGGGCGAGCATGTTCCGCCAGAACTCGACGTACTGCTCGTCGTAGAAGTCGCCAAGGGCATGGAGTCGGATCAGGATGCCCGGCCACGGCCTGGCGAGCCACCTGACGAGCTCAGCCTCCAGCTTGCGCTCGAAGTCCGCCCGCTCGTGGGGCAGGGGCACGGCCACCCTCCTCGCATAGGGCATGTTGTTTCCGTAGCAGGTCGTCCAATTCAGGCACGACCGAGGACAAGTCGTGCGCTCGGGGAAGGTGAGGGTGAAGATGCGGTACCCGCGGAACAGCCCCTTCCGGACGTCGTTGCCAATCTTGACGTTGTTGTGACCGCTGACGAGCAGGTTCTTGAACTGCAAGTAGTGGCGCACGCCCTTCCGGCTGAAGATGCTGCGCCCCTCGACGAACGCAGGGTGGCGGGCGTCCATCGCGAGCTGCTTCGGCTGCACCTTGCGCGGCACGCCCTTGATCTTGACGAACCGGCTGAAGGTCGTGTCGTCGCCAAGGGCCGCGTAGGCCTTCCGAGTGTGGCGCGTGCCGTGCTGCCCAATGCCTCGGCCAGAGTCAGCCTTGTGCGGCGCGTCGTCCTCGGGCGGCTCCCAGCCACTGAGCGGAACGACCAGCTCCTCGTCGGGCAGGCCAAGGTCGAGCTCCCAGTCGATCATCCGATGAACCACCAGAGACCACCGCCGTAGAGGCTAAGCCCGACGAGCAGGCCGATCCAACAGCCCACTCCTAGGCGCTCTGGCTCGGGGTCCTGAGGACCTCTGGGGATGGGATATCTTGGGTGCACAGCCGGCCTCCTAGAAGCGAGTTGACGAACTCCCGCACGGCGAGCCGGTTGGCCGGATCATTGTACCAGAGGTTCCGACCCGAAGTATGGGGCACGATCGCCACTTCTGCAAGCACCGTGCCGCGCTCCCTATGAGCGAGCGGGATCTTGACGAGCGACAGTGGCGGGATCACAGACACGCCAAAGGCGGCGGCGACTCCCTTCCCCATCAGGAGCATCGGGCGCGGGTGGAGCGCTGCCACGACGTGCGGGACGCACTCCCTCGCCTTGCCCACGGGGAACGACGGACCCGGCCACTCGGACAGGAGGTTGATGCGCGCGAACGTCGTGAGGTACTGGGCACGCGTCCAGCCAAGGTAGGCCAGGAGACGTCCGGCTGCACTCTGCGGCGGGTAGGGATAGAAGGGACAGTCGGCCCGCGTCCTCGGACCCGGAGCCTCGCCCACCAACCCTATCTTGTGGTCAGGATGTATAGGACAGCTCACTCCGCGGAGCCGCTGTCGCACCGACAGATCGTCGAAGTCAGGCCGGGACTCCTCCATGCGGCGGCACCCTACGCTTACCACGCAGTTGGCGCAAGCGCTAGGTCACGGCTAGCATCGCGACCCACATCAGCTTGCAGGCGACGTGGAGGAGCTGATCGGTCACGTCGCCGTACCAGCCGCGACCCTTGCCCCGGTCGATGAGCGCGTGGCTGACGACCTCGGCGAGCCCTAGCTGCCACATCCCGGTGAACAGGAGGACGAAGAACCCGTGGCAGGTGCCGTGCACCGCGAGGGACATCCACCGGATCCACGGGTCCCGATGTCGCTTGGCCTGCGAGAGCGGGTAGGGCTGGAGGAAGGTGTCGGCGATCGCGTGGCCAGCTAGGAGGGCGAGCAGGGTCAGGACTGCTACCACTGCGACCACCCGCCGCGGTCGATGAAGTAGGCGAGGGCCCGCTGCTCGGGGGTCATGCGACCTTCGAGCTGGGCGAGCCCCGCCTCCCAGCGGTCCAGGTAGCGGAGCAGCCAGCGGATCACGACCGATGATACCAGCGCTTGACCGGCGAGGTCCGATTGCCGCTGTAGTGGTCGAACGCCTGGTAGCTAGCACCCTCGCTCCCGTCAGGCGAGTGCGCCAGGAAGCGCTCGCGGGGCGCGGGCACCATCTCGACCGGGCGCTCGTCCTCGATCCGCTCGACGTAGCCGCGCAGCTTGGCGTAGGCCAGCTCGCTGTCGAACAGACGGTCGCGGAGGTCGTTCTGGATCTGCCGTTCCTCCGCGAGAGCAGTAGTTGCGCGTCCGCGATCGCTGTGGGCGACTGCCAGCTTGTCGCGCAGCTCAGCGACCTGCCGCTGGAGCTCCTCGTGCTCGTCCATGAACTCGCCGAACGCCCTCTCGGCTTCACGCTGCTCCGGACCGTCGAGCATGTAGATCGTGTCGTTGATGAACGCCTGGTCACGGAGCTTATCCGAACCGGCGTCCTCGTCACTGAAGACATTTCCCTGACGATCCGTATACTCGCCCGGTGCAACGAATGTCGCGCACATGGCCTGCATGGCCTTGAAGTGTTCGAGAAGTTTCACAACTTGATCTCCCTCTGAGTGTACGTGACCTGCGGCCACGGGTGATGGGTGACGGGCTCCCCGCGGAGCAGGGCCGCCATAGCCTCGCGCTCACGAGCGTACAGGGCGGAGCTCTCCCTCGCAAGGAGCTTACGCGCCTCGTCGTAGGAATCGGCGACCTTGGCAATGCTGTCGCGCGTCTTGATCGCGTCCTCGACGTGCTCGAAGCGCCCGCTCAGGTCGGAGAGGACGCCGTGCGTCGGCATGCCGCTGATGATCGCGTTGAGGATCTTGGAGACCCGCACCTCGCGGCCGTGCCAGCGGTGCTGCTTCTCGGTCGTGACTGCGACGACGGGGTTGTAGAGCGAGCCGGTGCGGATCGCGTAGTACAGCGCCTTCTTCATCGTACTTCCTCCTCGATGATTGAATGCTGACCGCACCACGAGTCAAGATAGACGAGCGGCCAGATGGAACGCGGGCCGTCCTTCCCGAACGATAGCTTGGGCGGATCGTGCCTGCACTGGCCGCCGTGGTCGTGGGGCGGTCTGCTACGGCAGAAGAATACGCATGTCGAGCAGGTGGCGTTCCCCGGCAGGCTCACTGCGCCCTCCATGGGACCACGGCGCCGAGGATCAGGATCATCCCGATCGCGAACCCGATGCCGGGGGCGGGCTGATGCTGGCCCTCGAGGTACATGACCCCGACGCCGGCTGCGACCATCGCAATGCGAGCGACGACCCTCACTGCCCGGTGGCCGAGTCCGGCCCCTCCAGCATGTCCTCAGTGAGCTGCGCTGCCGGGAGCATGGGGCAGTACCTCGCCCGCTCCGCGTTCGAGCTCAGGAAGCCGTACTGGACGCCCTGGAAGGCGACCGTCTGGTCCCTCCGGACAAGCAGCTTGGACACCTCCGGCGGCACCTCGAACTCGTACACGACCTTCTTGCCGCGCACGTCCGTCAGTTGGACCTTCATTGGAATGCTCCCACTGCGACTAGCACGCGGAGCGCGACTAGCAAGACGATGAAGAAGCTACCGATCACAACAATAGCCGGCCCGGACTCCAAGAACTTCAGCTTCATATCAACCTCCTTCTTGACGCACCGAACCTAGCGGATCGTTCCGGAAGACGCAAGCGCCTAGCTGTATTCAACCATAGCACGGAGCCTGCCGTCGGCCCCGATCGACAGGCACAGATCGCTTCCAAGCTCGTCCTTGAGCGCATTGACTGCTCGCACCGCATCGCGAAGACTTGTTGCCCCATGTGAAGACTGGGCAGGACGCTCCGACTGCACGGGGACCGCCGGGACAGCACGAGGAACCGCCGGGACAGTCCTCGGCCCACTCTTCGGCTTACGCAACCGCATCCGGTCCTTCGGTAACACGACGTTCCAACCGCCAGGAACAGCCTCGACTGACTCGGGAATAGTCGCACCGAAGGGCGGTACAATATGTCGACCTGCGACTCGCGTGTTGATACGCAGCTCCCCGGGACGCGCAGTGACCTCGTATGGCGTGCAACCCTGGGCGGATTGCCTGACCTCGAGCAGCAGCTTCCCGTCGGCGACAGCGATCAATCTGAGCGAGTAGCTCTCGTTGACCGTGATTCCGCGATCCTTGAACAATGTGACATTGAGGGCCTCCGAGTAGCCCACCTTACGGAAGGGATGTATCATAGTCTCATCTCCTGTTACAGGACCGACAGGTCTTGCAGAATAATTCAGATGTTGCAACAGACTTCACTCGCCATGGTACTGCGCCAGGACCGCGTTGCAATAGGCGTGAGTGGCACCGATTGTCAGCCCCGTGCGGTGATTGTGATGAAGATGGATCGGATGCCGGCACCACTCCTTCACCGGTCCGAACATCCGGACGTCGAGGGGCAAGTCGGTGATCGCTTTTGGCGGCGGACCGTCCAGGTCGCACTGACAGTGGTAGCACCGATTGCCCTGGCGCCGCGCATACTCCTCGCGGACCTCCTTACGCTCGTGCCACGACAGGTCGTCGTAGATCACCGGCAGCCTGAGCTCCGAGGGCGGGACGATGCGAGCCAGGGCGTTGCGGAGGACGTCGTCGAACTCAGGCACGCTGCTCATCCGAGAGTGTTGGCGCAGCATGGGCAGCGATCTTGTCTGCGACCATCTCAAGCGCGTGCGCAGCGCTACGGTGATTGTCGGCGGTCTTCTTGCCGATGCCGGGAGTAGCGGCCTGCGCCAGTTCCCATTGCGCTGCCTCCCGGCAGATACGCTCTGCCCCAAGGGCTGGCGCGGCATGGGCGAGGGCTTGTCGGGCTACGTGTCGCGCTCGCGACTGGTCCCGCCAATTGTTGCTCGCGATCTGTTCAAGTGCCGCCCTGTAAGCCCCACCCGTATCGCCGGGCACCGGGTTGTCCTCGGGCGCATCGCGGAACTCACCTTCGCGCATCGGCTCGCCTGCATAGTCAAGGTGCGGCGTCCAAACGCGCTCGCCGGGCACCGGGTTGGCGGCGAGGGCTGCTATTGCGAAGTCCAGCGCCTCCCGGAAACCATTGCCGGCCACCGCCACGTCGCGCATTGCGCGAAGGCTCAGGATATGTTGCTCCCCCGGCACCGGTGCCTGCTCTTTGGCGTGGGCGAGGCGGTGGCGGGCGAAGGCTTGTAGTGCGCTCCGCACATCATCCACATCGCTGTTGCTCAGCACCGGAACGTGAGACCAGTTGCGCACTGCGGTTTCGAGGAAACGGATCGCGTCCGCCTGCGTCACAGGCACCAGCTCCGCCGTCTGCGGATTGGGGTTATCCTTCGATTGTTCAATCGGCATGATGCTTGTTCCTTGATACATGGTAGTGACCACACCTGCCGAGATAGCTCCGCATCGGTTGGCGACTGGAAATACGCTGGGCAGCGTGCTCGGCCTGTCCTGAGCTCGTATATACGACCTTCCCGTCTTCAGCGCAACGCAGTCGCCTGTCGTTCGGATGCCTGAACGTCTGGGCGCACCTATTCGACAGGGTGTCGTTGATCATCGGAGGTGCGGGCGGTGGACCCTTCAGCGGACCAGGCACCTGCAAGCCGGCCTGCACCGCGAGCGTCACAAGGACGTCGTCAGGGTCCAGGAACCGCCAGTCGGCGTCCCACAGCGAAGCACAGCCGCCCTCGATAGCGATCTCCTCGCGGTTAGCGTAATCGCCCTGGATCAGCTGCTCGAGTGCGTCGCGATCGACTAGGACGAGGGTCATCAGAAGATCCTATCCGAACAACTGATTGCCATCGGCAGCTCCTGCACCTCGTCCTGCATTGACTTGCCAGTCATGAGCCAGTGCAGACCGTTCTCTGCCCTGCGGATGGAGCGCTGGGCCCACCGGATCTGCCACTGCTTCCGACGCTTGTACGATGCACGCGCCCACTCGACCGACTCGTGGGCGAACCGCTTGCCGTCGCCGTCAAGGACGAATCGAGCACCCTCCATCCTGAGCTGATCGCGCTTGAGCTCGCCCCACGGGACGCCCTTGCCGGTTGACGCGTCGAAACCGCTGACCGCCCAGCGTGGAGCGACCCAGGCACCGCTCTTGGTCTTGCGGACGACGTAGTACGTCACGAGCGTAGGGCGACCATCGTCGTGATAAGGATCCTCGATTCGGTAGCGCTTCGGGAGCTGATCATATCCGACGGTTCCCTCGTAGACAGCACGCTGGAGCGCATGGAACGCTGAGTGATCGGTTCCATCAGTCTTAATCTCGATCATTCGAACCTCCCGTGCTGCCGCACAGCGTCGCTGAGGGCAACCGCGAGCCTGCTCGGGTTGTGCTTCGTCCACTCCGTGATGACGTCGCAGAGTTGATCGGAAGTCAGCTTGGAGCCAACAAGCTCAATAGTCGTCTTGTCGGTACGATGTTCAATACCGTCGACATGTACGGTAATTGGCCCGGTTGTGCGACGTGCAGCGAGCGGGTCGTAAGGCTTGTCGCTCACGATCATCAACGACTCTTGTCCGCGGACGATGTGGTACGGGAGCCCGCAGTAGGACCATGGCTCCATCGTATGGTCGTTATAGTGGCCGAACGAGATCGGACGCTCCTTCATCGCTCGCGCGTAGCCTGCATCGCTGAACAGCACGCAGACTGGCGTCTTGGACGCCTCCCCGAGGTCACTCCGCTGCCGGAAGAACTCGTCGAACAGGGTCTTCTCCATCACAGCACCTTCACTTCGGACCAGCTGATGACAACCGGGTTGCCATCGTCGATGTCGAGCTCGGTGTTCGACCAGTCGCCGCCACACGGCACCTCAACGACGATCTTAGCGTTGGAAGGCAGGACGACGCCCTGCTCCTCCAGCATCCGCCGGATCGCTGTGAACCCGAGCTCAATGCGCTTAGTCGTCTCCGTGCGGACGACCTTCGTCTCGATGATGTCCATCTGATACCTCCTGAGTTGAACGGTCGCAAGGTAGGACATCGTCCTGACCGACGCAAGCGATAGTTCTGGTGAGTGCCAGCAGGGCGCGGGGTACTCGGCGCGCCTTCCCTGAAGCCCGCGACCGGGCAGCGCAGCCCTGCTGACGACTGGTCAAGGACCAGCGACTCCCCTCCGGCCGTCGACTGCCATTGGTTCGCCTTGCCAGCGCCACGGGTTACGACCCGTCGCTGACTTGTCCGGGTGAGCCCGGCCTGTCGTGAGTTCATACGTCGCCGTAAACTGTGGTCACCTGCCCCGGCGCGGGGTGTCCTGAGGCTCCTGACCTGATAGCACCGTGACGCCCTAGGGAGTGCATCCGATGCGTGTCCTGGCTACCTCAAGCTCAGCACCCTTCTACCTGATCGCAAGCCACATCGCAAGTGACGGTGCGTCGCTGCTGACCACAGCTCGGAGCAGATGCAGATCGCCGCGTCGGTCCGATAGGTCGACTCGAGCTCAACTTTTCTACAACAGCCACCCCGCTCTCCTATACCCTACATAACATACTATAACGGTGTAAAATGCGGTAAGGGTGATATTGGTTACAGGCAGTGTCGGGGAGTGAGAGGCGAGTCTCATGTAACCAATGCGGGGTCTATGGGGAGCCCCATTTCCGTTTGCCAGCTTTACGCAACGCTGCGCCGTGTGGTAGGCACGTTACTGTAACGCAAGGAGTCCATCATGCTCATACCCATGGAGGTGCAGCTCGCAGCCACGCAGCTCGACGCTACACGCGAACACATCGTTGACTACCTGTCGCACGCGCTGCGGCGCGCGGACGCTGAGGGCTTCGACACCGCCGGTCTGCCGATGCCGGGCGACTGGTACGACGCCGACACGCACGCCCAGGTCGAGGCCGCGCGCGAGTGGTGGCCGAGGGAGATCACGCAGGCGCTGTCGTGGGACAGCGCGTTCAGCACAGCGCTGGGCACCTACGCGCCAGCGCTGCCCACGCTGCGGCGCGGCGGGGTGCTGGAGGTGCTCGCCGAGCAGGGTCAGCGCGTGCGGGCCGCGCTGGAGGCCGAGGGCCGCGACGTCGTGCGCCCCAACGAGGACAAGGCTGAGCGGATGCGGCGCCTGAACCGCGAGCGCGTCGCAGCGCACCGCCAGAAGGCGAGGGAGGCGGAGCCAGAGCACGTCAGGATCCTGCGCCAGCAGGTCGTCGCGATGCGCGCCCAGGCGCGGAGCATCCGCGTGCAGGCCAAGACGGCCACATCC